GGCCCTACCACAATAGGTGGCATCACTTGCATTTGCTGTCTTTGTGAATTGGCCGCAGGATTGAATTGCATCAGGGATCTCATATCGTATGTTGCTTTGGAAAGATCTTTCCATTGCTGAAATTGGCCCTCTGGTGTGGTTGCGGGACTGTAGTAATTGAGTATGCCTCTAACAGCAGCATTTAATTTGGTCAACAAAGTATTGGCTTCAGATCTAGATTTTTTATCTACCATTTCGGGAAAATCATTTAGATTGTCGCCTAGCTTGCCTTCAAGAAAATATTGAAAAACTCTGGCCATAAAACTGTTTGATATTGCTCGTCTGGTGGCCGGTGGCAATGCACCGGGGGTGTTCACACCAGCAGATTTCATGGCATTTGTTAGTGTTTGATTCCAGTTGGCCATTTCGTTTGCAGCCATTTGATCGATCAAGGGATCGGCTGCGGCTGCGGCCTTGGATCGCATGTCTCCATAAGCACTGCTGCCGGCTGAATCATTTGGTCTGGTCAACCCAGCCTGGGCAAAATTGTAAGCATCTAATTTGTCGCTCAGTGCTGCAATTGAGTCTTTAGAAAACCAGCGAACACCTGGTATGGATTTGGCAGTGATTTCAAAGATCTGCATTGGTTCTCCTGACGGACCGTGAGAACTTGCTGGTGTCTCTGTGACGTATTGCATTCAGCAGTTTGCGCTGAAGATTCTCTGCTTGATCAGGTGAGAATTCAGCGTCAATTTGTTCCAGCAAACGAATGGCTGTTTCTATTAGATTGCTGGCGCGAGTTTCAATGATGGCTTTACGATCACGTTCTATGTACAAGCTGTCCAGTTCTTCTAATATGCTTTTAGTTTTCTTTTGCATTTGCTCAAGGGCCTTTGGATTATTTAGCGGAAACGTCATTGCAATAAATATCTAATACAAGGAACCAGTATGACTAGTCAAATCAATCCAGCAGACATAAACGGCGAGTACCCCGTGGCAGGTGTCAGTAATAACACGCAGGGCATGCGTGACAATTTTACCAACATCAAAACAAACTTTCAATACGCAGAGGACGAAATAAATGATCTGCAGTCAAAAGGTGTATTCAAAGCTGCACTAACTGGCACAACCTTGGACAACAACATGGCCAACAATGTGATCTACAATGCACAAGTGCGCGGCATGTCTGGCACAGTAGTTACCATTGCAGCCACATCGGGCACTGTGAATATAGATTGCAATGCTGGACCTTATCAAACTATTGCAATTGCTGGCAACATTACTTTGGCATTCAGCACTGCAACCTGGCCACTTTCGGGCAGTTTTGGCATGATACGATTGCGAGTCACAGTAGATGCGGCTGGACGCACCATGACTCTGCCTGCTAGTGTGTCGCAGGGCACAAATACCATACAAGGACTCTTATCTAGTGTACTAACATTTGCCACCGCTGGCACATTTGAATTTGGATTCAGCACCATTGATGCTGGAACCACCATCGTCATGTATGATTTTACCAGACCCCTGGACTATTATACTGACACAGTGACCATTGCCAACACTGCTGTGAGCACCAATGCAGGCACAGGTGCGTTGATTGTGGCAGGTGGTGTGGGAGTCAGTGGAAATCTGTATGTAACCGGTGATATTGTGGGCAATATTGTGGTTGCTGGTTCTACATTTGTGGGCAATGTCACTGCTGGCAACTTGCTTACAGGCGGGTTGGTTAGTGCCGCAGGCAATGTTACTGGTGGCAACATACGTACTGCAGGATTGGTTAGTGCCGCAGGCAACGTCACTGGTGGCAACTTGCTTTCTACCACTTTGAGTTTGAGTGGCAACGTACTCAGTGCCATCAACACTATAGCCAATGTCACCACCACAGCCAACGTTTCTAGTGGCAATTTACTCACTGGTGGTTTTGCCAGCGCAACAGGCAATGTTACTGGTGGCAACTTGCGCACAACTGGACAAATGTCAGCCTCTGGTAATGTGACCGGTGGTAATGTCAATACTGCTGGATTACTAACTGCCACGGGCAACGTCACAGGTGGTAATCTTAATACTGGTGCTCAGGTAGTGGCTACTGGTAATATCACTGGTGGTAACATACTTACTGTGGGTCTTGTTCAAGGCGCAATATTAAGTGCCACTGGTAATGTGATTGGTGGCAACATTACCACAGTAGGACAGGTAAGTGCCACGGCCAACATCACCGGTGGCAACTTGTTTGTTGTTGCTGCAGGCGCTATCATCACAGCTGGCAACATCACTGGGGGTAATGTGCTAGGCGGCGCCAACGTAAATGCCACACTGTTTACCGGAACTACTATATCAGTTGCAGCCAACATCTCTGGTGGCAATATATTGAGTGGTGCTGTGATATCTGCTGTGGGCAATGCCAGAATCCTTTCTGGTACTGCTGTTCCTGCAGGTGGTACCGCAGGTGCGGGTTATAAAATGTCCAGTGTCACTGACTTTGGCATATTCTTTGGGTCAGGTGCACCCACATTGATTGCTGCCAAAGGATCGTTGTACATGCGTACTGATGGATCTTCTTCCAGTGATAGAATGTATATCAACACCGATAGTGTCTCCGCCTGGACTGCTGTGTTTACAGCGTCTTAATCACATCCACAATTGTCATTACAGATTACCAGCCTACCTTGTTCAAATGTGGGCTGATTCCATGATTGCACAATACCATCAAACCAATTGATACAATGTTCTAAGCTGTGCTTCAATGCATTGTTTTCTTGAACCATATGTTTAAATTGTGCATTAGCGGCAGCATGATAGTTTCCGTGGCCGTAGGACTTAGGATTAAATCCTAAAAAACAACAAGGGTAAACATCCCCAGTGCTGGATACGTACACGGATCGATCATTTTTTACTTGGCATTGTATTGGTTTTGGATTAGCGTTTTGTACAATGTCTTCCAGTAAAACTTCATCTGTGGTGCGTGTGCGCCATAAATTATCAAAATTCACATTAACCGGTTGACCAATCACGTGTGTCAATTTTTTTTGTTTGTCAAACACTGGTGCTTGATTGCGTCCGTCATCGGCAATTTTAAATGCTCGAAACCCTAGCTGTTGACTTAATTTTTCAGCTGATTCAAATTGATGTTGATTATGATCAAACCTGATCATTTTCCATGTAGCATGACCACCAGCATCAATGAAAGTTTTTGCATTTTTTATCACCGTAGAGTACTGGGTGTTTTTTCTGTATAGATGATGAGTATCCTCAAGACCATCAATACAAAAAATTACCTGCACATCTAATTGTGCTAAATTTTGCCAGTATTCTTTATCTCTGGCACCAGCATTAGTGCTCATGAAAATTGTTGCAGATGAACATTTACTAAAATACTCTATGATCTCAACAGTGTCAGGATTCATTACAGCATCACCAAAATTGCCACTAATAACTATTGCGGTTAACTGTTTTAAAAATTTTGGTTGAAAAATGTGTTGAGATTCTGATAAACTCATGTTGTGCTCAATATATCCATCATTATAGGGATATCCGTAAAAATTACGTGGACACAATGGGCATTCAGCATTACATTTGCTAGAAATTTCTAAATGTAGATGGACAATATCTTGTATGTTATACATAATCAAATCTTGCATATAAACTATATCGAACATGCCCGTCGGGTACTGGATGTTTCATTCTATGCCATGGTTGATGTTGATTATTCATAATGTATCCTGAATTCTGCACATAGGGTATTTCTATTTCTTCAAACCATGTGCCAAGTTCTTTGGGCAACTCGCTTAGATATATTTGCATGGCGGCTTTTACTCTAATATTATCCACATGCGATTCAATACAATACCCTGGCGAGTCTTTCCATATAGAAACATTGTTAAATTTAAATTTAAATCTTGAAAAATCCAGTGAGTTTAACATGCACCACATATTGTCTAATGGTCCATCAGGTTGCCAGATCAACGTGCGGCGGGCCGTGGTTTCCTGCATTTCTTGTAGTTCCCAATTTGTTTCTTTGCTAAGACCGGTTAGCAACTCTGTTAATGCGTCTGGCTCAAAAAAATTTTTAATGCTGTGTAAATCTGGCCGTAGCATCACTGCATTATCTATTGCACTTTGATTCATGATGTTTTAATTTTTCCCAACAACTGTTTCAGTTTTGCACTTTGAACATCTGCTGTGATTTTACCTGGTTCCGCACTGTCCCATGGAGGTGTGTTTGCGTCATCACTAGCCGGGCTAACTTGGCTGCGGGCCTTGATCGAGTCCATGATGGATACAGATGGTTTCTTTGAATAAGTGTCGCCATCTTCTCCGCCTTCGTCAGTAATGCGCATTGTTTCAATGTTGTACTCCAAATCAATTTTTTGACCAACGCCGGTCGAGCTTCGAGACTTCATACACTGTATCTGATACTTGCCACGCTCTTTCATGGCGCGACTTGTGAAAATACCAAACACGTTGTCTGCTGTGTTGATTTTAGATATACCACCTGATATGTGACTGTGATCAAATTCAATTTCTTCCACAGCTGATCGGTTTAACTGCGAAGCCGTTACCATCAAGAAACCAAGTTCTTTGGCCAAGTTGCGCAGTTCTTCACTCACATACTTGTCTTTCACAAACAAGTCATTGGGTGAAACTTTTGCAGAGACTGGCATCAACAAGTCCAAGTAGTCAATCATCACAAAGTCCACACGCTTGCCTGTTTGTATTTGGTACTCTTTCAAATACGCACGTATGTCATTTATGTTGCTTTGTGCCGGCAAGCCTTTGACTTGATAGTTACCCGACTTCTTGGCCACCAATTTGACCTTGAGTTCTGTTGTGTCTATGTCCCGGCGAATGTCCTTGGTGCTCATGTTTGTAAGCATGGCATCTGTTCGCAAACTTGTGAGTTCTTCACTCAGTTCCAGTGTAATGTACACACCACTCAACCCTTGTTGCAACCAGTTCAGTGCAATGTTCATCATCACAAGTGATTTGCCCGAGCCCGAACCACCAGCAAAGATGTTGAGTTCACCACGGCTGAATCCACCATACAACAATCTGTCCAGCTGTGGCCACCCTGTGCTGACCTGTCCACCTGAGTTGAAATACTTGTTGATACGAGCCGCTGGATCTGCAAAGTAATCTGTGCCCATGTCTCTGGTTAAACTTATTTGTACTGCATCTTTGATCAGTTTCTCCACAGGCTCAAAGTCGCCCTTTTCCAGCATGTCTGCTGCCTTGAGAATTGCACGTTCTAGTTCTTGACGCTTGGTAAACTGTTCAAACTCAATCATGAACCAATCAAAGTGGCCTTCGTTTAAGTCAGGTACTGCTTGCAGTTTGATGCCTGTGGTGGCACTAATCTGCATGCGGTCTGGAAGTGTTTTGTGTTTGTCTGAGTGTTCTTTTATGAACTCAGCCGCGGCTCGCAAACTTTTATCAAAGTTTTGCGGGTTGTAGATATTCTGAACACGCACATAACTCTGTGCATCTTCCAACATCATTTCTAAAAATAAACGTTGAACGTCAAGTCCGTATTCTTTTAACAAGTGCTTTCTTCCTTAGTTCTATTTTGATCTTACTAGTTTCTCTTGATTGCATTATAGTTAGTAGAGTACCTAATCGGCCCATCTTTATCACAGCATCATTCACATCCTTGCAACCCGCAGGCCATTCAGGTATGCTCACTGCCCATCCCAGTTCCAGCGCACGGTCAATCAATTCAACACCTGCTCGATCTTGATCTGGTACCACTGTTATTTCTCGACTCAGGCTGCGTATCAATCTGGCCTGGGCATCCGACACAGTGTTGTGCATCACAGCCGCACCACCAATGCTGAGCGCATCAAATATGCCTTCCACAACTATCACATGCTGCCAGTCTGAGTGTTGCAAGTCTACACCAAACACATATCCTGGTTGACTATCACTTATAAACTTGGGCTGCCGGTTGTCTAAGAATCTACATGTGTATCCCACAATTTTGTTGTCGTGGGTAAAAGGTATCACCACATGAGGTCGAACCCAATGAACGCCGTCATTCTCTATCTGTACCATGGCAGGGAAGTCAGCAGGCACATGTCTAGCACGTACATACTTCCAATATGGTCCATGCTCGGGCATCAACAATTCAGCAAACGGTGGCAGGTCCCGTTCTTCAAATGTGATGCCTGCTAGGGTATTCCATGTTTGTTGTCGATCTTCCAGTATACCATGAATGCTTCGATGCCGCAGACTTTCCAGATTTAACATCTCTATTTCTGTTTCTGGAACACCCATCCAGCCCAAGAGCTTTCGAGCTTTGTAACTTAATGTACGACCCAAAATAAAACTGGCGGTGTATGAACAATTAAAACAGTGATAACTCCAGCCCGCCTCAGTGGCTTTGAGTCCGCCACGTCCTCGCCGGTCCGGTGTGCCACCAGTGTGTTGACAGCATACTGCATTGAAACTCAACCAACCTGAAGGTGTTGTTTTCTTTTTTGCAGGAAGGTAAGCAAGGATATCAAGCATCTGTTGATTGTAACAGATTTGTCACGTAAACGCAATGCTTAACGATAAAAGATATTGGTAACGTAGCCTGTTGTGATCAGCACTGTGACAGCCTGTGCTTCGGTGCCACCAAAATTCAAGGGCAGGTATCCAGATCCACCGTTGGTCACATTGATTGCACCAATGCCGCTGGGTCCTGTAAATGCTGTGCCAACGGCTGTGGCACCAGCACCATTGCCCAGAATCTGCACATAAGGTGCTGCCATATAACCCGAACCAGCATTGTTTACAGCAATACCAGTTACCACACCATTGACTACAGTGGCAGTTGCTGCCGCACCATAACCTTGACTGTTGTTGATGGCCAGGCGCAACAGGGGATGAAAGCCCACAACATTGATGTAAAAGGTTCCAGATTCGTCAAAGTACTCGCGACTTTCCGTTACATCTACCCAAACAGATTCGTAATCCTGGGCGGCCTGCACTTTGAGTGTGCCGGTGTAGTGTTCCAAGTCATACTTGATTGTGGTCAAACTAGCACCAGTGGTGTCAATATGGCTTGAGTAGTATTCTGTGAGATAATTGCGTGATATTGGCTGCGGGTTCAGTGCCCAGTCTGGATATGAACTTGGCCCAGGTTGTGGCCATGAGTTTTTGCCGTTTATTGTGGGAATTGACACAGGTTGACTGGCCATGAACTCGGGCAAAACTGAATCCACAATGTTGCAGTCGGCTCTGGCGCCAGCATTGTCATCTGTGAATGCTGCTTGTACATAATTGCCCTGAGTGCGCTCAATGCTGTAGCTGCCGGGCTGTGCTACTATTTCAATGGTATCTGCTGTGTCCAGCACAACTTTGACTCGTCCCAAACTGGAACTGAGTACAGTCATGTCTTTTTCGACCAGCAATTTATCACCTGCTTGGTTCAGCAGTCTAAAGCGGAATGTGCTGCCTGTGATGTTCACAGGTTTTTGGTCTTGGTTGATGAATTCAAACAACAAAACGTTGTCCACACCTTTGTTAACGGTTAAAGTTTTTGCGTACACTGGGTCGTACCTCGCAGTAAAGTATCCACCACTGGTGTCAATCAATAATACCCGAATGATTTGTTGATATAAGTAAATGGTGGTTGAATACATAGGATCCTCAAAAC